GAAGTATAACCTGCTTGTTTAGCAGCTTCGACTTTCGAAATTTCGCCATAATTAGAAACATAGATATCAACAAACTTTCTTTGCTGGGGTGTCAGCTCTGATGTAGTCTTAAGTGAATTAGGTTTCTTTGGCATACAAACACTATATACCCATCTCTTAGGAAAATAAATATTTATAAAAAAATTCTACCCCCCTCTCGTAAGGAAATAGGTTTACTCCTAGAATTTCTAGGAGTAAAAACAAATCTAGGAGTAAATCTAGGAGTAACTTTATCCTTATAAATCAGTAGTTTAGAGCAATTACTCCTAGCTCTCCTAGCTTTTTTGCTTATTTTCCAAAAAAAATATTTTGATTTTTTTTTCTAAGTAACGGGTATATACAAAATTTTAGGAAAAACCACGTAAAACCTAGTTTTTTTAACATCAGTTCTAGGAGTAAAGCATCTGGGTCCGTGTTCCGTGTGTCTTTTATACAACACCTATTTTTAATTTGACATTACTGTCGCACCACGGTACTGTAATCTATATGTTTTTCATATCAGTACCCTTATTTAACTTAGGAGGAACAAATGACTTGACTATGCAATCAAAATAAACTAACTAGGGCATCTTGATTATGTTTCATAATCATCCTTTCTAAGTTAGTTGGAAAAGGCCAGGTCGGGGAGACTTTACCTGGCCTTTTTATTCTATAACAAATTTAAAATTACCTGACACAGTAATTCTAGGTTTATTAACCTTATAAAAAGGATATACAGTGTGATATAAAACAGCCGGAAATATAAAAGCTGATTGATTATAAGTTTTATCTATTGCAAAACAAGTTGTCTTATTATCCCCTAAATTATTTGTAGTTAAAAATTCTAAATTTCCAGCTCTAAAACAACTTATATCTTTTGATTTACTATATTCAATTTGTTCTTCAATTGTGTAAGGAATATCAACAAATATTATAAACGAAAAACAACCTGTATGATTGTGTAAAGGATTAAACTCATGTTTTTTCTGATAATTAACCCACATATCAATTAATTTTACTGGAACATTTTTTGAAAACACATCATATCGATGGTTCATATCATTTACTAAAGATTCATTATTAAAAATAAGGTTAAGTAAATATTTTTCAAATATAGGTATGGCCTCTAAAATTCTATATTGTTCATTTATGTTACCTGCTAATCTTTTGTTATTTTTTACAGTTTTATTTTTTATTATCTTTTTAAGTTTATTGAATAAGATATCAGGTATCTTATCTACCTTCAAAATCATATACTTGTAACTAAATTCGATATAAACGCAGTGGTAGCTAAGATTACTGCATTTCTTAAATGTTCAAGATGTTTTCTATGATAAGCTTTAGATTCAGGTTCCTTGCAATTTCTATACTTCGTAAACTGTTCAGAATATTTTTTCCACGCAAAATTTTTAGGACTAAAACATATTAATTTATTCATTATAGCCATTTTATATCTTTCTTTAACCACATCAGGTTCAAAGCCTGCATAATAACAAACCTGTTGAAAATCAGTTACATTACTCATAATCCAACTATGAGCTTCACATTTATAAATAGATGGTTTTCTTTCTTGAGAGTTCGTAGCTGCGTCTTCAAAGGCATTCACTAAAACGCCTCGCCATAGCTTTTCTTCTGGTTCAACGTCAGAAGATAAAAGCATCGTTGAGAAACTAGTGCCCATAATTTTTAACAAGGAAACTGAGTAAGTCACGGTAATAAATAGTTAATTCAATGTCCTTTCTTTTAAGTCTTGCTTCTTCATAGTCTAGATGTACATTATTTATGACTTTGTGTATATCCTCACCAGTATGCTTCTCGTTTTTTAAGAAAGGTCCAAGTATGTCCATATCATTACTATAATTACTTATTTGCATCTTTTCCACCCTGTACGACTTTTAATTTTAATACTTTGGCTTGTTTATTTATTTTTTTTTCTTTACCAAACTGCCACATAGCTTGAATATCTGCCATAACCTGCGGATCAAATACATCTCGATATCCTAACTTATCATTCATGTATAACCGAAACATAGTTCCAGTTACTTCCTTGTATTCTTTATGATTAAGTTTGTTAGCTAGTATTTTAAGTGATACTAGAAAAGGATTAATGGATGGTTCTTTTGCCACGAATAAAATCCTCTAATAATTTTAACATAGATAGTACTTCCTTCGTGCTTAGTGTTCCTTTGTTAATTCTGTGCTTTTTGTTTCTTTCAAAGTGACCTGCTCCCCCACACTGTTTGCAAGTTTGAGTTTCAGAGTAAGGTACGATTCGAACGTAACCATTACCTTTGCAATTCTTACAAATTTTGTAGGGATCACCGTATTTTATATCCATTGTAGTCATTTATCTTTTTTCTCTCTAGAAGTAAAGGGTTTAGTTCTAGGATTTTTATTCTTTTTCCAAGTACAGTGAATAGTTAAAGTTTTAGTATCTTTCACATTGTTTTCATTACCATAGCAAATAACAATATCGTGACCATTCTTTTTATCGTGTATGTAGTATCTAATGTAATCATCTATGACAATTTTTTCCTTAACTTTCATATTATTATTTCGCTTAGGTCTAAAGCTGGGGTCATCTTGCATATAAGCAATCTCCGCAGCCAAAGCCTCTGCATCCCTATGATCCATTTTTAATTTGGCCCCCTAACGTGTTTAGTTAGATCATTAATTGTCTGTTCTAATAAATCAATTCTTTTATTAACGATTTCAACAGATTGTTGGCTCACCATCTGAGATTGTCTCAGCAACTTTAAACTTTCAACTATTTGTTTTATTATTTCTGTCATACATTTTCTCCTTTAGTTTATTTTGTAAAAAAACTTTTTGTTTTTTTAACATTTCATTTTCTTCTTTTAATTTTTCGAGTAATTCTTCTTTTAACTGAAGTTGCTCTGCCATTTTTTTTAACTCTATCTTCCACGGTTCGTACATTGTCTTCCTTGGTTACGATTAATTTAGGATCCATTTTTAGAATATGTTTTTTATAATTAACAATATCCATTTTATTTTTTAGTGCCTGGTACTCTACATACTGATTTACAAGTTTTGATATCATCGAGGCAGGCGATCTAAACTTTTGATTACAAAGTCCTTGTAAGGTATCGTAATCAGCTTTTCTTACTGCTACAGATTTAAATTTATTTATATCCATATTTTTTTAACTCCTCTTTCATTTGTTTTTTTGTTTTTATATTTTTGTTATGGATTACATTCCAAACTCTTTCGAAGTAAGGATTGTTATCGCCGAACGACCAACCTTTAGCTTTACTTAATCGATTGATTGCAGCAATTTGTTTATCTTGCCAAGATAGTTCACTAAATTTTAATTTAACGACCATAACAAGGCTCCTATAGTTACTAAAAATAATTTAGGAAATAAAATTGCAAAACCAATTATAAATAATAATAAAACTATATATCCATTCATCTGTTTTCAAATTCATCCATTGCCATAGCATGACCTAAATCTGTATGCATAGGTTGAATGTATTCTCCTCTTACTTTTAGTGTTAATGATTTTAACTTGTTAGAAGCTGTTTCAAAATTATCTGCTTCAGATAAAACTAAATCAATTTTTTCTATCCAAGTTTTAAATACTTTTGATTTACTTTTTAAGTTCATTGTTTTTCTCCTTGTCCCATCAATATAGGAATAGGTATATGAGTGTCAAGCATAAATTTTGTGTTATGATGTTGTATGGCTGAATTTGTATTAATTGGTTTTTTATGTGTTTTTAACCCCTTTTCTGGTGCAACTAATTGTTTTAGTTTCGCAGAAGATCCAATAATTTATTACACAAAAGAAGCTTGTGAAGACACACGTGTCAAAAAAACTAATGAAATAGCGGATAATTTGACCTTAAAAGGTGTACAAATTATAGAATTAAATCTGGCTTGTGTTGTTGACAAGGATTCTAAAAACACTTGATTTTACACTTATAAGTTGATAAGATTATCTTATGAAGCAATATTTGTTCTCGGCAAGAGCTGCAAGGTTATTAATTCGTAGTACCGTAAACGCAGCTAATGATGAAGAGGCACAAAA